TGGATCCCTATTGTGAGAAAGGATAAAACTATTCATAGAGATACTTATTATGCTTGGTTGAATTCTGATAATAAACTAAAGTCCGACACTATTAAAAAAATAGATGACCTATTCAAAGGCTTAGCCATTGACATTGTTGGCAATGAAGGTAAAGGAATCTTCTATGCTAAGAACAGACTCGGCATGCATGACAGACAACAGGTTGAGACCAGGAATGTAGAGAAGTTTGATTTTGAATGAGGTATCTGGGTACTTACCATTTGAACAGTTGCCAGATCATTTTAATAGGCCAGCTATGGTTAATGGATTAGTGAGTCACTGGTCGCCCACACTTAGCTGGCTTTTTCATTATCTTTGTATCAGATGAGTACAGTCAAAGGTTATAAACCACATGACAATCAGAGGAGCATTCATGATGCCATCAACCATGGCCATGAGAAGTATTATGCTCTGAACATTGGTAGGCAGTTTGGCAAGACTATGCTTGGCATCAACCAACTCCTTTGGTGGGCCATCAATGACAAAGGTTGCAAGATTGCTTGGGTTACTCCAGTTTATAAGCAAGGCAAGAAAGTATTCTCTGAAATGGAGAGGGCAACCACAGCAAGTGGATTGTTTACTTTCAATAGATCAGACTTGATGATCTCAGGCTTTGGCTCAACAATTGAATTTTTCTCTGGAGAGAGACCAGACAATATCCGAGGTAATACATTCGATTACATGGTTGTTGATGAGATGGCATTCACCAGACCAGAGCTTTGGGATGAGGTCTTGAGTGCAACAGTCCTGGTAAAAGGAAAGAAGGTTATATTCATCTCGACTCCAAAAGGGAGGAATCATTTCCATAAGCTTTGCATGCAGCCAAACTATGATGAGAGATATGCGTACTTTCATTTCACATCCTATGACAATCCTATGATTGATCCAAGGGAGTTGGATGAGAGAAAGCGGTCATTGCCAGATTATGTGTTCCGGCAAGAGTACTTGGCTGAGTTCATTGATAATGCCAGTGGTATATTCAGAAACGTATCTGATTGCATTGGCACTGGAGCCAAGACATCAAAGATGTATGCTGGCCTTGATATTGGTAGAGCTGATGACTACACTGTGCTCACAATTATAAACCAGGATGGAAAGATGGTTGCTGCTCATAGATGGAGACACGATGAGTGGAGCAAGATCATTGAGAAGGTGGCAACACTGATTAAGCAATACAATGCAACCACATTGGTGGAGGTTAACAATCAAGGTGATGTATTCTTTGAGATGCTGGCAACCAGGTGCAAGAATCTGATCCATCCATTTGTCACTACCTCCAAAACAAAGCCGATCATCATTGAGGATCTTGCTGTGGCATTTGAGCAATCAGCAATATCAATTGTGAATGAACAATGGTTGATAGATGAGCTTGAGAATTTTTCTTATATTTACAATCCAAATACCAGGAACGTGACTTATTCTGCACCAGCTGGATTGCATGATGATGGTGTCATCTCAACAGCATTGGCTTGGAACTGCAGAAAGGAATACAGCAACAGAGGAAGATATATGGCTTTGAGAGTATGAAAGAACTTGAGATAAAACTACCGGCATCAATTGCTGAATGCACTCCAGATCAGATGGCTAAGTGGCTGATGATGGCAGAGGCTATGAAGGACCAGAAGGATGACATCACTCAGTTTCTAATCTTCCAATGTCAGTTGCTTAGTTTATTCTCTGGAGAGTCAATCAACAGAATCAAGAGAGCTGATGTCAATAGCATTCAAGCTGCATCTGCTCACATGCTCCAGATATTAACATCTTATAATTACCAGGAGCCAAATGAGATCATTGAGATTGAAGGCAAGCAATTCAGATTTGAGAAAAACTTTGGACACGTTTCAACTGGACAGATCATTGACTTAAAACTGATTGAGGATATCAGTCAAGATCCATGTCAAGCATTGGCAATCATGTATGTTGAGAAAGGAATGGAATATTGCCAGGAGGATGACAGAGGCAGATTGCTCAATCCTAATGAAAATAGATACAAGTTATTCAAGGAACATTTTCCAGGTGATGAGTTTCTAAATTTTTTCAGTTTTTTTTTGGACTTATCAGAAAAGCGGAGGATGGCTATCTTAGGAATTCAGACAGCGAGGGCGAAGATGGAGATGATGCAGATAGCTCAAGACCAGAAGATTCAGAGTGGTTTAATTGGACAACTATCTTACATAGACTATCCAAAGAAATGGGAATCAGTTTGGACAAAGTTACGCAACAACCTTATGTAAAGACTTTATTCTGGATGAACTACTTTAAGATAGTGGATGAAAAAGAACATCAACGCATATTAAGTAATGGCAGATCTTGATTTTCTTGATGACTTTGGGATCACAGCTGGTGATGCTGAACAGCCACAAACTGTTTATGATAGATTCTTGATTGATCTATCCAATCAGCTGGCAACAGAGTTCAGAGATTACACAAAGAAAGTTGCCAACAATACTGGAGGATTGGCGGCTTCCATTATTCCAGTTCCAACTGGTAATCTGTCATTTAGATTAGAGGCTGATGATTATTATCCATTTGTGGATCAAGGTGTGAATGCGGTTGGCACCAACAACTATGGCAGTCAATTCTCATTCAACTATCCGGGTGTATCTCACAACATGGCAACAGCAATCAGTCAATGGAAAGGACTTGAGATGTCACATGCATATGCTGTTGCATCTAATATCAAGCAACGAGGATTGAAGCCAAAGAGAATCACTGACAATGTCATCACTGATGAGGTATTGACTAAGATAGCAAATGACTTGGCTGAGATTACCGGGTTGATGTTTGAAATTAAATTTGATAAAAATACAGAAACATGGCAATAACCATATATGATGAGCCGCAACTAATTGCACCAGCTGGCAATCCATTCGTCTTCACATTTAGCAGTAATCAGACAGCTCAACCAAATTTCAGCTTTGTAGTTGAGGTTTATCTTGATGCTCAATTAAGATTGACTCAAGAGGTATTCAGGCAATTTAATACTCTTGGCCGAATTGATGTATCTGAGGCTGTGCAGAGTGTGTTGAGCAATCCACCAATATCAACAGATATTGAGACTCCAGTTACAATGCCAACAGTGTCAATCACAGTCTATGAAAAATATGGAACTCCACCAGCTGTTATAATAGCTTCATCAACAAACAGCTCTGGCATAAGTGCTTTCAATGCAGCTCTTGAATATCCACAATGGATTGCTTTTGATTATCAAGATTATGATCTCAACTTTACTAATGATGCTTTATTCTTAACATATTTTCCAAGATCAAAAAGAGCTCTTTGTGGTAATGATGAAAATTTTTATCTTGGATATTATAACAGTCAAGGTACATCACTTGAGATGATAGTGGCATTGAAAGACATAAGTGGATCAACAATTATTAGTGATTCATATTCTGTTGGCACAGATGAATATAACATTCTTAATGTTGGGCCTCAAGTTATTATTGCCAACACAACCATCACTCAGAATAATTTTGACACATGTTATTACTATGAGATATATTTAAGGGATATTCCAAGGACAATTAAAACAGAGGTATTTAAGATTTACATGGATACTGAATGCAAGAGATATGATACATATAGACTGCATTGGTTGAATAAGTTTGGATCATTTGATTCATTCACATTCAGCCTTGTGTCAACCGAAGCTGCTAATGTCCAGAGCTATGGATATCAGAGAGATCCTGGAGTATGGGATGGAACAAGCTACACATATCCATTGTATGCTGGTCAAGCAATTAACTTTGCCAAGACTAAGACTGAGACATTGACATTGAACTCTGACTGGATCAACCAAGAGATTCAACAATGGTTGGTGAAATCTTTGTATGATAGTCCATTGGTATATCTTGAGCAAAACAATGGGACTGAATTTGAGCCAGTAAAAGTGACCAATACAAGCTATCAGCTGAAGACAAGGAAAAGAGATGGCTTGATGCAAGAGCAGATTACAATAGATAGAACATTCACATATAGATCTCAACTTAACTAATGGCTGGAGAATTATTCATTAATGGACGATTGGTTGACATTTACCAAGATGCTCCCTTTCCATTGACATTCAATATCAGTGATATTAAGGATCTCAATGCAAGGAAGGGCAACAAGTCAAAGACAATCACATTACCAGGTACCAAGAGCAATACAGCTCTCATGCTTAGTGTGTTCACATTGAGTGCGACACAACCATTGGATGATTCTGATTCTGATTTCATTGACTTTGATCCAAGCATAAAGGCAGAGGCACAATACTATCAGAATGGATTGCTTGAGTTTAATGGTGTTGCTCAGTTGATGAGCTGTAAATTAATGGATGGAGTCTGGTCCTTTGATATTACTCTTGTGAGTGATACGATTGACTACATCTCAAGGCTGGCAAAGATTAAGGTCAATGAGCTTGGATTCAGTGAGTACAATCATGCTCTGATTTATGATAATCAACAAGACACTTGGAATGGTATTATCCAATTGAATGGATCACCATCCAGCAATCAAGACTCACAAGGGTGGACTGGTAGAGGTTATTACTACGGCTTGATTGATTACGGGTTCCCACGTCCATCAGCTTCCACCTTTGGAGTTGAGCACATCCCTCCACAAGTATTTTGTTATGAGGTATTAAAGAAAGCATTTGATTATGCTGGCATAACATGGGATTCAAATTTTCTTGAGAGTCAATTATTCAAGAAGTTATTGATAGCATATCCTGGTGGAGATTTACCAACCATAACACAAGCTCAAGCGGATAATGAATCTGTGTTTACAACACAAGACAATAGCACAACATCGAGTGGATATTTTTTAAGTAATGGATTTGGAGGATCTGGTGTTTTGTTTTATACAGAGCCAAATCAGCCAAATGTTATAATATTTAATGACTATGAGATTTTGGCAAATTATGCAGCCACAATCAATCAAGATAATTTAAGTCAAGCTCAAGAGGCATCACCATTAAAGATTGTTTGTGCATCAACTGGTTTATATAATATTCATTATTTTGGAGATCATGATGTTAATATTGCAATAACCGGGAATGGATCTGGAGCTTTTTCAGTGAATGGAGATTATGAAGTATTATTTTTAATTTACAAGAACAACGTATTGATCAGTAATGACACCATCTATTCGGGAGTTATGTCATCAGCAACTACATCTGTTACTTTCTCATTTGACTATACAAGAGGATTGAATGTTGATTATAATGATGTATTGAGATTTGAGGTACGTTTCAGAATCAACAATTGCTATATTTCAAGAACTGGCATGACTTACTCAAATACATTGGTTCAAATTTTATCCAATACATCTGATCTTGACATATTAAAACAGCAACAATCATTAACAGCTGGTGGCACAGTTTATTTAGATGCCTTCCTTCCAGATATGACATGTGATCAATTCTTTAAAGGATTTGTAACTGCATTCAACTTGTATGTCAAGCCAAGCAATGCAGATCCAACCATTTTGGAGATCGAGCCATTATCAGATTTTTATAATGCCAGCGGTGATGCAATTGATTGGAGTGAAAAATTAGATAGAGGCAAGGAGATTAAGATTGAGCCAACTATAAATTTCAGCTCAAAGAATTACAAGTTTAATTTTGAGCAAGAGGATGACTATTGGAATCAAAGATATTTTGAAGATGTCAAACAGCAATATGGATCATTCTTGATTCAAAGTCAGAGTCAATTTGCAGTGAATGATACAGAGTTCAAACTGCCATTCTCTCAAAAATTATTGGCTGCCATTCCAGAAGATTCACCAGGATCATTTACCGACTTGATTGTGCCAAGATCATTCCAGGTTAAGTTCAATGAGGATGGATCAAGTGTGGTTGAAAAGAAAAAAGGCAAGCCATTCATTGTGCAGCTTGGAGGATTAAGGATTGGAGATTGGACACATAGAGATGAGGATGGTGTGTTGAGTGTTGAGACATCATATCCTTATGTTGGTCATTTGGATAGTCTTGATTCACCAACATTTGACTTCAATTTTGGGATTCCGAATTATGTATTCTGGTCCACAACAAGCTATCCAACAAATAACTTATATCTGTATCATGAGAAGTTCATCAAGGAATTGATATCAAGATTTGGAAAGCAAATCAGCTGCTCAGTTATGTTGAGACCATCAGACATCAATAGTCTTGATTTCAGAAACTTAATTAACATTGATGGTGTTGTATATAGGTTACTAAAAGTTAGTGATTATCAGAGTGGAAAGAATACCTCAACTATTGTCGAACTAATCCGCATAATAGAGGGAGAGGGTATTCAGACAACTATTGTGACTCCACCTTATGATCCATATACAGATCCAAATACAAGATTTACAGAGGATAGTCAAACAAGAATGACAGAGGATAATCAAATAAGATTTATAAATTCATAAACAATGGGAGTTAAAATTTCAGACTTATCACCAAAGGGCAGTAAAATTGCATCAACAGATCTCATTGAGGTTGCTGTTGTATCTGGTGGTGGATACGTTTCAAGATCAGTAACTGGATCGCAAATAAATGAAGTGAGCTTGGATACCACTCCACAGCTTGGAGGTGATTTGGATGTAAACGGTCAAGCCATTACAAGTTCGGTAAATGGAAACGTTATAATAACGCCAAACGGCACTGGTCATATTGCAGTAGGTTTTGGCTCAA